GGCGGCTTTAGCCCACACATGCGAGATGCCTTAGCCACATTTCGTGACCATAGGGTAGTGAGTTCTAAGCGCAGTAGTAGTGTACCTAGGTACCGAATCTGCCTTAGGGGAGTCCAGTGCCCTCTTGCGACCTGCAAGAGGGGACCATCACTGTTCCCGTCATTTGATAGGGGCGTCAGTCAACGCCTGTCCCCCTGGAAAGGGACTTCTATCATGACAAAATCATCTTACGTCACCATCTACTCGCTGCCCACCGATTGGGGGTATCGATCTCTGATGTTCGACAAGGGTAAACAGTGGGAAGTTCAAAGGCCCCCTTACAGGGACCCTCTTCCTTTTATTTGCTCTGTCAGACGTGTGCTCGCCGACACCGAGTTCCCCAGCAATGGGGTTTCGATGGCTCCGGGTTATGATGATTCATTGACCGTTCTCGCTTATAACAAGGCTTATGACAAGCTTAAGGACCGCATTGGCGACAATGCGGCCTGGGCTGTCAACCTTGCTGAGTGGAAACAGTCTGTCTCAACGATTGAAAAGAGGGGTCTTCAACTCCTCGCTTTCACCCGAAAGCTCAAACGTTTTGACTTCTTTGGCGCCGCTAATGAGCTCGGCCTTGGCCGACCTCCCAGAGGCGTTAGTCGCAGGAAGCAGTTTTCGAACAACTTCCTAGAGTTCCATTTTGGTTGGGAACCCGCGATCAAAGATATCGGTTCTTCCATTAAGATTCTGGAGTCCGACTTTGGGTCAAAAGCCGTCAAAGGTCGAGCAACTTCAGAGACCCTGTACCCGTATACAACAGGGAGTGGGAGCGGTTTCTACTCGCAGCTTGTGAAGTTTACTTCACACGTTACGATTGGTGCCGATGTTAGGATTTCCAATCCTAACTTAAACCTGGCTAGTCAGATGGGATTTATAAACCCTCTGACCGTCGCCTGGGAGCTTGTTCCTTTCAGCTTTGTTGTTGATTGGTTCGTCAATGTCGGCGCCGTTCTCGGCGCCTGCACTGATTTTGCTGGCATGTCTCTCGAAAGAAAGTATGTCACTCGCTTCCAGGAGACGTCTAACCAAGAGGTCTGGGGCTACGGTCGCCACCAGCACTCTGTTGGTTATTATACCCGTCGTTCGGTTGGATCTATCCCCGGTCCAACTTTGGCGGTTCGCCCCTTCAAGGGGTTTTCAGCGGTGCGTGGTGCTACGGCTATCGCGCTCCTTGTTCAGCAACTGAAGCACTAGAGGGTCTCTCCAATCTTGGGGTATCCCCCAGGACCCTTCAGTCGCGTCAACTCTTCGGAGAAACACATGCCAAACATGGCAGATATCACCGTCAAGAAAGCAGACGGTACGACGGACGTTACCTACAGCAAGGTCGCTTCGTCCGCGGGAGATAAGTCTCCCGCAGTCTGGCGCTCCAACAGCGTCGGTTCTGCAGCAGCCCAGCACCCCGAACTTCGTCTGACATCCCAGTCAAATGGGACTCAGACGGGTCGTCGTGTTAACGGCAACTACAGTTATCCTTCGCTTGTGACGAGCGCCGACACCGGCGTTACTTCAATCGGCGATCGACTGAACCTCACTATCTCGGGGATCATCCCCTTGAACATGACGGATGTCGATGTCGCTGAAGCAGTGGTCCAAGGACTCAACTGCTTCGCGGCTACGCTCGTGAAGGATTCCTTCAAGTCCGGGTTCGCCCCGACCTAATGGTCGAAGAAACCGAAAACTAAAGGAATCCAATGAAGACAGCGTCTGTTCTTTCCACTTCTGTGGAGAACGCGATCCATCGCTTCTGCGAGGGTCTCGCCACACCCACCAGTCTTGCGACTTCACTACTCGTGAAATATGGTGAGTGGGATCAGCTTGCTACCCGGCGTGTTGATCCAGCACTTTACTCCTCTTCTGAAGACTACCTCAGGGATGTCCTCAGTGTTGAGTTACTTCGAAAGATGGAGGATCTCCCGACCAGTTTCGACCGAAAGGCCGTTGCTCTTCGGAACTTCCATTTTAGCGAGAAGAAGTGCCTTGTGACGAATCGAAGGCTAGCACCCTACCTCGACTCCTTTAGCGGACTTGTCCGCACGAACGACGTCGAACCAGGCGTTCACGAGTTTATTGCTCGTGTTCGGAAAATTGTTGCCTCCATTCTTGGTCCGTGTCCTGACGTTATTGACGGCAGGTTTGGACCGGGCGCCACGTATGGCGATAGGGGAAAATTGACTACTATCCCCGATAAAATGTCTTCGAAACCCACCCTGACATCCGGTGCGTGGGCCTACTCCTTTCCTTGGAGTGGGACCCTGTGGGCGAAAGCCTGCAGCGTGTCGGATCGAAAGCTTGAGTTCGTTCGTGGGAACCGCTTCACAACGGTCCCCAAGGACTGCGAGAAGGATCGAGGCATCTGCATCGAGCCCTCTCTCAATGTCTTCTACCAATTGGGTTACGGCCGCGTTATGCGTGGCCGCCTCAAGAAGATAGGCATCGACCTCAAGGATGGTCAGTTAAAACACAGGCAGGTCGCCTGTGCTGCGTCTAAAGACCGCAGTTTCTGTACCATTGATCTTTCGAATGCTAGCGACACCATTTGCAGGAACCTTGTCAGTCTCCTGCTTCCCGAGAAATGGCAGCGCGTCCTTTTCGACCTTAGGTCCTCCCGGACTGAAATCGAGGGCCGCTGGCACCTACTGGAGAAATTCAGTAGTATGGGAAATGGTTTCACCTTTGAACTTGAGACTTTGCTCTTTCTGAGCATTATCTTAGGCCTCTCGTCTGACGATCATAAATTGTCAGCCGGTCGGAATGTTTTTGTGTACGGTGATGATATCATCGTACCCACGAACAGGTCAAAGGATGTGATTGCCGCCTTGAGTTTCTTTGGATTCGAAGTCAATAAACGGAAAACGTTTGTTGATGGACCTTTCAAGGAAAGTTGTGGAGGGGATTACTTTGATGGCCTGGACGTCCGTCCATACTATCTTAAGGAGTCCCCTAGTGAACCGCAACAGCTCATGTCCCTCGCAAATGGAATACGGGCGCTTAGTGATAAGCACCCCTTCCTCTCTGTGGGGCTTCGTCGCGCTTGGTTTTGCATCCTTGATGCTCTACCTAGTCATCTCCGCACTCTCCGGGGTCCTCGCGAACTCGGAGATTTGGTTATCTGCGACGAAGAAAGCCAGTGGCAAGTCCGCTGGCGCAGTGGCATCAGGTACGTCCGGTGTTATCGTCCTGCCAGATACAACAGTGTATCCTGGAAGTACTTTAACCCCGACGTTACCCTAGCAGCAGCCGTTTATGGCGTACCTTGGAATAATGGGGAGATCATCCCCCGAAACTCCGTGGCGGGCTATAAATTAGGCTGGGTGCCGTTCTCTTGAACGGCGGAGAGAGTTTCTCTCTCCTTCTTTCCCTCTCATAAAG